GAAGGTAAATAAGTAGTATCAATAATATATTTTTGGTAAACTTTCATTCCTGAAAGTCCATCCATTGTTATTGATAAATCAAAAGGTAAGAATCCTGAGTTAGGTGATGCTGAATTTTTATTTGTTGCTTGGGAGGCTTGGGTTTGTTTTGCTTGATCATATTCATAAAAAGTAACAGCAGCATTTTGAAATGCTTTCATAGCTTCCCAATTTAATTTTGGTTTAGTACTACCATTATATGAACCTAAATCTCTTAAAAATACATTAAAAGCATCTATAGGACCAGCATATTCTTGTAAAAGAGAACTTGAGGAAGGTGTTTGGGTTTTATTTTCTCCAGGTGTTGAAATATCTGGTTTGAATCTGTCTTTCAATCCATTATTCATTCTAGATAAAGCAGTAGCATCCTGTCCAACAACATACCCCTTAGATGTAGACCCAACAGTAATCATAGTAGCTAAATTTGCGGGGACAGTAGTTGTGAAGTTTAAGTCTCTAATAAAACCTCCTGTTGATGTTCCATCTTTATCAAAGTAATATCCCTGAACATCAAATTTGGCTAATTTTGTAGATAATTTTAAATCATCTAAAAAAGCATCTTTATTAGGTAAAATAACTTGATCTATTATTTTAATTTCATTATTTTCAGCATCTATTACAGGTTCTAATTTATTAAAATTACCTGTAGCTAGGTTCCAACCATCACACAAACATTTCAATAAATCAAATAATGGAACTTTACCTTCTTGATTTTTTAAAGATTCTAATTGTCCTAAAATATAAGTTAAATTAAAATAGGCATTCATTATATAACCATAACGATTACCACCAAATCGTGGAGCTTCAAAAACATCAGCATCATTAGCAAATACTGTATAGTTTCCACCATCAAAATTAAATTGAACTCTAAATAAGCATATACCGGGGTTAGTACTAAGCTGTCTTCCTAAAAGATATATAATGTTTTCTCTAACTTTATTATTTATTTTTAATAATTTTACTTGTTGATCAACTTTAGCATCGCCTGTATCTATATTATATATAAGATTTTTTTCTATCCATTTTAAAAACCATCCAAATTTAACATAATATTGGGTTCCTCCTTTTCCTTCATAGACTTGTTTAAAAAAAGAAACACTATCACCGGCTTCTTTTCCACTATATTCTAAATTAGATTCAGTAATAGTAGCAATACCATCAACTCCGGTACCTAAAGGAGCTAATTGTTGTTGTTTTTCATAAAACATTTTACCAATTTCATGAGTATTAGCAAAGTCTTTAATTACAGATTCAGCTGTAGGGGTAGGGGGGGTTGAACCTGTGGGAGCTGTAGATTCGTTTTTATTTGTACTTCCACCAGGTAAAAGAGCATTAGTTTTTAATGACTCAATTACATCACCCATACTAATAATTTTTATACTTATTTCATAGGTTAAATCTTTAGTAAAATTCCATGAAAAATTAACTACTTTACCTATAAGAGCATCATAATTACCACAAGATGCTAATCTTTTTTCTTGAATTTTTTTATTATAGGTTTCATAATTTATTTTACCAGTTAAAAAATCATCTGCTAAACTATGAGGATTATCGGCTACATAATTTCCATCATTATCAAAATAAGAACTATTACCCCATTCCAACAACATTGAAAATCCTAAACGCATATATAATAAATCAATAATATCAAATTGTTGTCTATTATTTGCTTGGATTTTAACTTCGGCAGTTTTAATTGAACCACGAGTTTCAGTTTTAATAGTAGCTGATTTAATACCTGGCATTGGACGTAAACCATAATCTGTTCCACCCATTCCATAAGCATAATAATTTGAAGTATTAGGGACAGATTTACCACCAATAGTACCTAAACCATCCCAAACACCAAATCGTTGATATGTTTCTAAAGCACCCTTTGTAGGTGACTCATTTGTAGTTCCATTAAATAAAACATTTTCTGATGCTAAGCTAGAACCACCAACTCCAAATCCTCCTCTGATGTTATTATCTACTAAATCAACAGATGATACTAATTTTACCCAACCAGTTCTAGCTTCTAAATAGGATAATTCTTCATTAGTTCTATTTACAGAACCATATACTTTTTGACGTTGGTCAATTTGTTTGATTATTATTTCATCAAAACCTTCTCCTACTATATTAGACATAATTAGGCGTTTATTGCGTTAAAATTTCTTATTATATTAGCATAATTTGAAGGAATTCTAATTTGTATTCCCTCAGGAATTATTAAACTATTTTGAGGTAAACTTACTAAAGTTCCTGCTCCAGCATTACCTGTATTAGCAATAGAAATAACCCACCAAAGTGAACTATTTTTATAATATTGTTGTGCTAAAATATCAAATCTATCTCCTTGAGTTGTATAAACGTAAATATCATTTTCAGATAATGGAACCTCAGGATAACGAGAAGTTACATATGCCTCTTTCCCATTGATTCTTGTTTTTGGTATGTTTTGATATCTATTCATTTTATAATCCTCTTCTAGTTACTCCCTCTAAAGACGATTGAAGAGCTGCTTGAGCAGCATCTTGTGCTATTTTATTAGACACAGCTATTGAAGTATCGTCGTTATTATAATTATTATTTTCAGCATTAGGACCATTTGCTAAAGCTATAAAGTGTTGATTTCCATATGATTGTACGAATCCTGTATCATCTCCAGTAGTTTTAGTAGCATTAGTACTAAAGGTAAGTTCTTGTTTTCTTGGGATGAATTTTTGGATAGGTGTAAATGAGAATCCTGAAACTCTAATTATATGACAAAGTTCTTTTACTGTTCCATCTTGAGAGCCATCTGTTGATCCAATACCTATTTCCCAAGGACTATCTTCACTCATTTCATATGTTAAACTAGTTATAAAACCAGGTTGTTCATACAAATAGCCTCCAATTGTTAATTGTACTAAATTACCTCTCATATACCCATTTGGACTATAGTCTGGTGTTAATGTTGAAGCAAGATAATTTAATTTTTTATACATTGGAATAAGCTCTTCTTTTGATTGAGCAGCTACAGTCCAAGATAATGAAATATTTCTAGTAAACCCACCGTAAGTATAAAATTGTTCACCTCTTCCTAAGTAATTAAAACCGTTCCAGTTAGATGAATAAGAATCTGAGATGGATCCTAAAAATGCTCTGAAGTGCATAAATGTTTTAAAGTCAGGACTATCATTATCAATAGCTGCTATTCTAAACTTTACAAAATCATTTACTACTGGATCTGTGGTTACAAAATCACTTCTATATATAGGTAAAGAGTTAATTTTATCTAAACCAAATTGATTTAATGGACTATCTCCGATACCTCTAATATTGGAAATATTTCCATATGCTGATTTTCCTTGTTTATTAAGAACACCTGCAGCGTAATCATAATAATCATTATTTCCTCGTTGTCCTGGATCTCCAATATTTACTCGTTGAGTAAAATTAGCAGCACCACCAACACTATAAGTTAATGATTTAGCCGTTGCTCCAGAGGCATCAGCTGCTTTTTGAGAAGAACCTTGTAATTTAGATCTTAAAACAGCTCTAAAATCTTGAACTTTAGGAGTAGCAATACCATTACTACTAATTGCTTTAGGTTGTTCTGCTATTAATTTAGAACTATATGTCCAATCATTTTGTCCTGTATCTGAGGATAATTGAGTTGGGTTTATAGTATTTGGGTATTTTGTTAGTGGGGTTTGTGAAGTTGGTGAATATCTTATTCCAGTTTTACCAACTCCTAAATTAGAACCAGGACCACCAACATAAGTCATTATGTTAATTCCATTATTAAGAACTACTCTATCACCATTATAGTTAACTGATAAACTTTGATTAGAACCTCTTAATAATTCGGCTAATCTGTTTTCAGCTATAGGTTGAGTTGGTTTTACCTTAACACCATATAAATTTTCGTTATTAGCGTAAGCACCTGTGTCAGCAAATGGGTTTATGCCTTGTTTATTTAAATGACCACCAAACGCTACTAGACCGGCTTCAGCCAATGTGTTTAATGGCGAATAACTACCTTCATTTAATACACCACTTGTTTGAGTTCGTACAGATGTACGAGATAATAATTGTTGTTTAGCTACAAAAAGTAATCCGTTTGGTGATTTGATATCAGCAAACATTTTACTTAAACGTAAAACATCTGTTGCTGAATCTCGTACTACATTTATACCTCCCCTTAATAAAAAATCTGTTGTTCCTATATAGGGAGAAATATCATCAGGAATGTTATTAGTAATATATGGTTGACCACTATTACCTCCATACACCCTGTCGTTCCCATATCTTAGGGACTTAAGATCCGTTTTAAGGTCAATTAAACCCATTATTATCTAGGTAAGTTATCTAAATAAGGTAATTTTCCGTTTACTTTAGGAGCTAATCCATTTAAATCTAATTGAGAAACAGCTAAATCTGTAGCATAGTTAGATTTTCTGTCGTAAACTTTTGGTTGTTTACCATCTAAATCCAATTGTGATTTAGCTAAATCTTCTTGATACTGAGAGGCACCATCATATTTAGTTGGAGTTTTTCCATCATAAGCTGAAAAATTGGATCCTGCGGTTTGTAATTTATCTAATAATCCCATAGTTGTATTTTATTATAAATATTAAAATTATTGAACTCTATAAGTGCTTACATTCATTGCTGTACCTACTTTAGTTCCGTCTAAGTACACATTTCCTCCTTGTTTGATAACACTTATTAATTCATCCATTTTTTCATAAAATTTAGTTAAAGGTACTACTGCTTCAGGGCCTGCTTCACCTATTACCGCGTTAGTAGGTCCATTAACTATACCTCCTTCAGCCATAAACACAGCATCCGTTACATTAACTTTTTTTATAGGAGATATGTCGATACCTGGAATAGCATTAACGCCTTCAATAACATTATTAACTAATCCAATTGCTAAGTCAATAATGGCTTGAATAGGAGCTAAAACAATTCTCATAATACCCATTCCTACTTTTTTTAACCCTTCAACTATATTTCCTTCTAACATATCCCCAATTCCTTCAAATATGCTGAACATTCCTTTTATTTGTTCTTTAATAGTATCTATAACTACAAATATAGCTCTAAAAGGAACTAATATAAGGGGGCCAATAATTTTACCTATAGTTTTAAAAGTATCTCCTAAACTGGTTCCAGCAGGAAGCATTTCTTCTATTAAAGCACTAATTTCTTGGATAGGTTCCATTATCATATTTAATGCTGGTACTATCATACCTTGAAGTAAATCTCCAACCATTTTAATTACAGGAGTTAATACTTTCATCATAGGTTTAATAGCTTTTTCAAATATATCCATAAAGATATCAAAAATAGGCATTAAAGGTTCCATTAACCCAATGAATAATTCTTGTAAACGTCCAGTAATTGCAGAAAGTCTTTCTTGTTGACTAATTGATTCTAATTGAGTTTTAAGGGCTTCATCTTTAAATCTAGCATCTAGTTGGGATTGTGTAGCTCCTTCAGCTACCATTCTATTATATTCTTCTTGAGCTTTATTTAAATTTTCAAAACCAGCAGCTTGTAATTTTTGTTGATTTTGTTGAGCTTCCAACATTTCAGCTAGGTCTTCTCTTCCCATACCAAATGCTTTAGCTAATGATTCTTGTTGAAGAACATTCATTTTTCCAAAATCAGCAGCTGTACCTATTTGTTTAGCCATTTCAGCTGCTAAAGCAGCATTATCTCCATTCAAAGCGGCTCTTCTAGCTTCTTCTAAATTTAATTCTTTACCAGTAAGTAGTTCAGCTTCCATTTCATTTTGGATTGAGCTTTCAAAATCTAGTAAAGCACTTGATGTTTTACCTAAATCCTCTATTTCTAATCCTAATTTTTTAGCATTAACTGCTGCTTTAACTAATTCTTCAGTACTACCTCTTAGTTGTAAACGAGTAGCAGCTGATGCTTTACCAATAGATTCTTGTATTTGTTTCTGGGAGAATGAGGTTTTATTTTGTTGGTTTTGTTTTAGTAAAGTAAGGTTTACTGTATTAAGATTTTCTTTAAGAGAGTCACCATTTAATAATCCTAATTTAGTAAATGAACCCATAGCTTCATCTGAAAGTTTAAGGCGTTTTTGAACGGAATCAAATTCTTTAGCCATTTCTCCACTAAACTCTACAGATGTTCCAAACATAGCATTAAGAGAACTTTGAGCTTTCATAAGACCCTCAGTACTATTCATAATATCGTTTGAAGTTGAAGCTACCTGATTCATTTCTGATGAAAGACCTTGGGCTTCTTTATATGAAATACCTAATTCTTTAGCAGTATCTCCTGATGAACTGTCTATTGCTTTAAAAGCATCAACTAATTGTTCAATAGCTAGTCCTATCAAAGCAATAGGACCTAAACTTTTCATTAAATTAGAACCTAATTGTTTAGCTAAATGACCAGCAGCTTCCATTTTAGAAACATTACCTTCACCAGCAGCAACCATATCTTTAGTGCTTTGTAAAGCTTCTCCTAAACCTAATTTAGCTTCAAGAGCTCCAAAACCTGCTTTCTTTAAACCTTCACTAAAACCTTCAGTTAAAGCACCTAAAGTTCCAGTTGTTTCTTCTAATATTTGTTCATTTGCTACTACTTGAGATAATGTATTTTCAATATTTTGATATAAACCTTCTTGTTCTTCTAAAAGACCATTTACGTTTGCTAGTGTAGCTACTTCTTTTTCTGATAGACCAACAGTAGTGGCTTTTTCTTTTAATAAACGTTGAGATTGTTCTAAATTTTTCTTTTCAGCTAATGCTTTTTCTTGAAGAGTTTTTAAATCTTTAGAATTTGATATTTTGATATTATCTTGAATATCTTTTAACTTACCAAAAACACCAGTAAGATTACTTACTGCTTTATTAGCTAACTGATAACCTTGGACTTGTCCTTTTATTTCATCCGAAACAGAATTTAATCCTGAAAATAGATTATTAACTTCATCATTAACATTTCGAAAGGCTTTATTAAATTCCTTAACGTTTTCTATTTCTTCTTTGGAAAATTTAGTATTTTTATCAGCCATTTAATGTAAGTTTATTATAAATATTAAAAGGCATCATTTTTTAGATGCCTTTGTAACATAAGAAGGTACGTCAACTTTATTATATGATTGTTTTGCTTCTTTTGGTTTATTAAAATCTATTTTATCTTTGCTATCAAACTTTTTACTATATGCTTCTCTTTCTCTTTCTTTTTGTTCGGCTATTAATTTATAAGTTAAATTTCTTAACCATATAGGCATATCATAAATAGTATGATAATCATATCCACCATTACCATTGTAACATATATCGTGGATTGATTTAAATAAATTAAGTCTATATTCCTGAGTCAGGCCAAAAAAAGTTAGCAGTAATAGGAATAGCGATGTCCTCCTCAACACCGTTTTCATTTACATACTTAGCAGTTAATTCAACATCTGGTTGGGTTGATTTTAAATGTTCTCTAAATGCTCTAGAATCCTTAGCTAAAAGATAATTGTCAACAAATTCACGAATAACTTTTTTATCTTCATTACCATTTACTGAGGTAATTAGATATTTTAATCTAGTAGATAATTCAGCTGAAGCGTTTTTGTCAATTTTTTTAAGACCTTCAATTTCTGATTGGATTTGTTTTTCATCTTTACCCGTTAAAATTTTATAAGTAATAACATTTCCTGTTGATGGGAATGTATACTCAAAGGAATTAACTCCTTTAGTAACTTTAGATTCATCTAAATATCTCATAGGACATTGAGTTAAATCTACAGTAACAGTTTCGTCTCCTGCCTTAAAAGAATAATCTTTACCATAACCCAAAACCCGTGCTGCTACCATAATAGCATTTTTATCTCCTATAATTAATTCATCGTAATCAATTTTAGTGATAATAAGTGATTTTAAGAGTTTTTCAATAACAACTCCTTGTTTAATGTAGTTTTGGTTAGTTAAAATATCCTCTTCTCTAGCAGTCATATACTTCATTTCAATTTTACCTGAAGAAAGTGGACTAGTTGATGGATAAATTAAACCTTTTGAAGGTAATTCTACCGTTTCGGTAGGAAATTTAAAATCGTTCATAGTTTTTATTTATTATAACTTTATTGTCCTATATAAATATATAAAGAAAAAAGAAGCTCGCAAAAAATGCGAGCTCCTTCAATAGTACTTGTAATTTTATTAAAAATTCAACACACAATAATCTGGTTGAACGGTCATTGTAATGTTTACAGCTGTATTTTCAGTATCCCAGTTGTAATCACCAAAATTTGATTCAGTAATTAAAGCACCTTTAATAATCCATTCTGAAACAATATCACCTACAGGTCCTAATACGTCGAATGTTAAGTCTTTCTTGTAGAAATCGCTATAACCATCACGACCAGTTACTGATTCGTGGTGCAAACGTACCCATTCCATTACCGCCTGAGCACCTGAAGGAGTGATAGGATCAAATAATGTGAATTGAATAGTACCCCAAGTAGTTTTACCTTTTACAAAACGTTGAACGTTTATATGATTTAAAGGTACAGTACCTTGAGACAATGTGACTGCGCCAACACCTTTAATCTCATACGCTGGTATACCGTCAATATACATAATGAATCGGTTGGCCTGTTTTGGTTCAAAGGCTGTGAAAAATATTTCGTTTGGATCTAATACTGCCATTTTATTTATTTATTTGTTTTGTTATAAATATTCCGTTTTTAAAAAATTATGCTGGGAAAGTAGCTCCTGTAGGTAAGATGTTGAAATCCAAGTAAATGAATTCAGCAGTCTTAGTAGGTTGTAAGTAAATTTGACCTACTAATTGATTTCTATCAATTACGTCTGGTGTGTTGTTACTTGAATCCATGATTACTTTAAAAGCATACAAACCTTGACGTTGTTGAACAGATTCCAAATATGGATTAACTTGGTTCAAGAAACTTGTACGAGTTGCAATTGTGTTTTGTTCGAATACTAAGTTATTTGCTACTTGAGAAATATAAGACTTAAGAGAAATTAACAAACGACGAACGTTTACACGATCCAAAGCACTCGCTTTGGTTTGTAATGTTTTCTGTCCGTAAACTACAACTCCAGTTCCAGGGAAAGTAGCAATTGGGTTAACTTTATTTGAATATAAAGTATCACGTTGAGATTGAGATAATTTTTTCTCAGCTCTTACTACGTTACCTAAACCACCTCTATTAATACCTGCTGGTGCGAACCAAGGTTCAGATACGCTATCATTATAAGAATAAACACCTGCTACCATAGTTGAAGCTGGAACCCATACTAATTGAGCAGAATCAGGATCGATTGTTTGAACCCAAGGCCAGTATGAAGCAGCATATGAAGTATTTTTAGAGTTTGCTTGAGCAGTTACTGTGTTAACACTTGAACTAAATGGTACTAAATCAACTACGTAAATAGAATCACCTCTGTTTTGAGTATTATTAATTGCTGTAGTTACTTGAGAAGCACCTAAGTTAGCAGTTTCTGTAAATAATCCAGGAGTTAATAATACGTTAAATCTGTAATCATCTTGGTTAGCTAACAAGCTAATCATATTATTATAAGCACTTGATGAAATACCTTGAGTATTAGTTACACCTGTGATAATGTTATTATAGTATTTAGCTCCTCCACCGGAAAATAAATCTCCAGTAGCTCCTGTGAATGAACCACTTGCGTTCAAAGGAATAGAACCAGTATACTGTGATTTTGCATTTCCATTATTATCAAAATAGTTTGGTGTAGGAGTATTAACTGCGCTTACATAAACGTATCTTGAATTTGTAGGATAATCACCAATTACTTCAACTTGGTTATCATTAGAAACATACTGTTTGTATTGGTTACCAATTATTCTAGCTACATAGTTAGGAGCTGTAGGATCCATTGATAAGTTAGTCCAAGTTTCTAAAACAATAGGGTTATTAGTATTATCGTTACCTTGGCGAATTAACAAACTAAAAGTACCAGCGGCTGTATCTGAATTTGAAATCTGCCATCTGATGTTATCTGCTGATCCAGAGGGTGATAAAGAACCACTGCTATCTAAAGAGCAAGAACTGTTCATTATAACACCTTCAGAAATAGTACTCAATACAAAAGCAGCAGAAGCTGATACTGATGCTGAAATTGGGGTTGAATTTGCTGATGTGAAACTACCTGTTACTACTCTAGCTACTAATAAAGTTTCACCACCATTATTAAAATAGTTGTAAGCGGCAATAGAAGTAAAGTAAGTATAAACATTACTACCACTTAAGAAAGTAGTACCAAATTTATTTTGATAGTCACTGTATGAAGTAACAATTGTTGGAACTTCTACAGGACCTTTAACTGTAGGACCAATAATAGCAGCCCCTACTGTTACGGGTTGCTGCGTAATAAAGGAATTGTCGTTTTCTAGTGCTAGTACGCCAGGAGATATTAATGTTTCTGCCATTTTCTTAAAATTATATTGATTTTATTCTATAATAAATATTACAGAAAAAGTCAAAAATTAAACAAAACGGGTGAATTCTCCTTTAGCAATATCTATACTTCCTTCACCGTATTTTTCTTGAAATTCTTTTCCAATTTTAATTTCTTCGGATTTTAATTGAAGAAGTTGTTCAATAAGATTTTCTTTTTGTAATTCTAATTCTTGAATTTTAAATTCAATGTAACCAAAATCAATTGTTAATTGATCTCTTTTTGATTGTAAACTTTGAACTTGTTGAAGTTCTTCTTGGGTTAAAACGTGTGTTGTCATTTATTATTTTATTTGTGTCATTGTTACTATAACTGAAGGGATACCTACATTACCATTTCCTCCGACTCCTGGAGTTGGGGTTTCGGAGTTCATATCTACTGTGGCTCCTACAGGATACCATATTAATTCAACATATTGTCCTGCTGTAAGTGTTTCTATAAAGTTCCAAGAAGCTACTACTGCTTCATTTGGGTTTTGCATGTGTACTTCTGTATTAGAGTATGATACATTTGTACCGTTTTTTCTTAACCAAACATATACACTACACCCATTAGTAGGAACAAATTGTGAGGAAAATTGAATATTATAGGTTCCAGTTTTAGTAACAGTTAATCTAGAGTTAGAAGTTACAGATATACCATCAGAAACTGTTATAGAATTAAAAGTCATAGCACCGGAAACGTTTGATGCTAAGGTTTGAACGGATGTATCATAAAAAGCTCCTACTGTTAAATTATTTGTACCATATTGAGTATATGAAGCTGATACTGCTTGAGAAGAACTTATAGCTTGTGATGAAGTTACAAGCAACACATCAGTAATTGGATTATATTTAGGAGCAGTAGCACTATATTTAAAAGTACCATATCCTGATCCTGAGGACACTAGAAATGGAATTGTATAATTACCATTACCAAATCCTGAGTTATCCATATCAACGCGAAGTGTTTCACTCCATAAGCCACTACCGGTAGTATCTACTAAAGCAAATGATCCTGAAATTGTAATATCGTATCCAACTTGACCTGTAAAAGCATCAACTGATTGGGTTACGTGCCATGCTTCAACAGTAGCGTTATTTACTATGCCTGTTTTTGATAATGTTTGTAAAGCCATATATTAATAAATATTACTTTTTCCAAAAACTATATATTCCTTTTTCAATTTCATATTCTCCCCATACAAATCTATCTCTTTTTGGTTGTTTTTGAGCCCAATCCCACATTTTAATTAAACCTTCTTTTAAATCTGTTTTATGTTCAAAACCTAAAATGTCAATTGATTTTTGAAATGTAGGAACAGCAGTATGTACTTCATGTCTACCTTCTAAATAAACTTTTTCAGCACCTCCTAAAACTTCAGCAAGTATATCTGATGCTTCATTTATAGAATACTCATGAATACCTCCTAAATTAATAATTTGTTTAGAGGCCTCAGGTTTAATGGCTGCGTTCCAAAGAGGTTCTAATGAATCATCAATATAACTGAAAGCACGTTTTTGAGTACCATCTCCAAAAATAGTAATTGGTTTTCCTTCTAAGTGATAATACATCCAAATACCTAACACATTACGATACTTATCCCAAATATTTTGATTAGCACCATATACGTTATGAGGTCTAATTATACAATAATCTAAACCATGCTGTTCATTTGCAATTTCAATATCAAGTTCACAAGCTGCTTTAGCAACACCATAAGGATCAATTGGGTTACGAGACATACCTTCATGAAAAATACCTCCTTCACCATGACCATACACAGCCATTGTAGAAGTAAATACTAAACGTTTAACTTCGTGATTAATACAGTTATTAACTATGTTAACAGTAGCTAATAAGTTATTTGTATAATTATATGTTCTAATAAATGGGGATAAACCTTCAGCAGCATATGCTGCAAAATGAAACACATAACTTGGTTTATATTTTTCAAATGTTTGTGTTAGTGTAACGGCATTAGTTAAATTAGCTTCAATAAATTTAACTTCATTAGGTACATTTTCTACATACCCACCAGATAAATCATCAACCCCAATTACTTTATATTCTGGTTTGTTTTTTGTGATCCAATCAGCTAATCGGCTTCCTAATAAACCCGCTACACCGGTTATTAATATAGTTTCTTTCATTGTATTTTTAATATTTTATTTATAGATTTTATTACTTGTTCTGGTTTGATTGTTTTTGTACATTCAAAATGTCTTGGTGTGTTTTTATGTTCAGGACACCACTCCCAATCTCCTGGATTTAGCCAATGTTTATTAAAACACCCGGTACATACATTATTATCATAATTAAATATACGTTCGCAGTCTAAAAATTCGGTATATGGTTCACTAAAACCTGAGATTAAAATTGTAGGAGTGTTTATTGACCAAGACATCCAACTTAATCCACTACCAACACCTATAAAAGCATCAGCATGTTTAATATCAACCATTCTATCTTCAATAGGATAGTTACCTGTTTTATTAATAACTCCAGTTAATGTTCCTCCAAGTTTAGAGTCATGCCAATCATCACCTAAACGTTCATGAGTAATCATAACTACTTTATAACCTTGTTCATTTAAATAATCAATAATAGTTTGCCATCCTTTAGGATACATCCAATACTTAGCATGTGCTGAAGCGTGAGGAGCAATTACAACATATTTTCCCTCAATTTGTTTTTCTTTATTGGGAATTTCTATTTTAGATTTTATTTCTCTATAAGATATTCCTAACATAGAAGAAGCTGTTTCTCCTAAGGGATGTTTTTTAAACTCAATAGGTGATCTACTATAATCAACAGTTTTATCTTCATTATAAAACCAACCAAGACAATACATAGCATATAAATCAAAAACTTCTGTTCCTGGTTCTATAAATTCTATTTCTGGATATTGTGATTGGAACCAATTATTATGAAATGTAGAAACTATTAATTTGCATTTAGTTTTCTTTCTAAATTCTTCAACTTGAGGAAACCATGCTAGTGTATCTCCAATAGCTGAGCTTTCAAAGTGGATATAAACTCTTTTATTTTCTGCATTATAATAATGTTCAAAAATAATTTGATTTGTTTCTTTATCTATAACTTCTACTTTCCAATTAATAAAATATTGGATATTAGTTTTAGTCCACATATTATTATTAATTTCACTTTCATGAATTAATTTATTATGGAGTAAATCTGTAAATTTAACAATATATCTTTTTTCTATATTGCCTGATACTTCTAATTTTGCTCCTTGAATAAAGTTAACATAAAATTTATTTTCCTCTTGTTTAAAAGGAATATTTAATTGTTCTAAATTATTATATTCTTTAATTAAAACTTCTTTCATATACTTTTATTAAATCTTTAGTTCTATTTTTCCAATCTAATTCTAATCCGGTATTAATAGCTCTTTGTCTATAAAAATCCCAATTTTCTAAAATATCATTTAATCCTCTTTCCATTTCAAACACATCACGAGGAGCTCTCCAAGCACCATGAAATACAGTTTCATATTCCCAATTAGCAATTAATGGTAAACCAGCGGCCGCTGCCTCAATCATTGTTAAATTTGGATGACCTGCTTCTAACATAGTAGGATGAATAAAAATATCATGGTCATGATATAATTTTAATAATTTACTATTAGGAGTGTCAAAAACCAAATTTAGTTTAGAATAACTAAACATCCATAAATGTTTGTTAAAAAAAGCTTTATTAAAACTAGGACCAGCTATTGTAATTTCTAGATCATGTTTCATTGCTAATGCTAACCCAAAAGTAAATCCTTTTCTATCAAATCCAGGATCTCCACCTAATCCATTTGCCGCTATCATCAACAATTTTGGATTTGTAGGTGGTAATTTATTTATAGGATAAAAATCATTAGTATTTACACCATGAGAAAAATATTCAACTTTAGGATGATTAAAATAATCTACTAAAAATTTAGCAGGCACTAATGTCAATACAGATTTATCTATAGCTTCTAAATTTTGTTTGTAAGTAGATGATTCTTTACCATGATGAACTACGTGGTGATCATGTAATTGGTAAATGTAAGGTATACCTCTTTGAGCTAAATCTAAAGCTAAATTAGCAACATGACAGTGAACTATATCATATTCTCCTGGGTGGATTTCATTAATAAATTTAATGTAAGATTCATGTCCTAAGTTTATAGAATTACAATGAAACTCCCATACAATTTTTTCAATCGCTCCCCAATCTGGTGGAGGTACTGGAATCCCACAGCCTGGATGTACTTGGCAAATTTTCATCTTTTTTTAGCGTATAAAAGGGCAAGGTTTGTATCTTTATGAACGTGTTCTAAATTAATATCAAATCCGTTCTTACTAAATTTTTCAATTATTTGAAATATTTTATAATAATGGCTATAAATATCATGTACTTCAATTGCCCATTTATCAATACGTTTCATAATATTATCAGGAGTATTTAATAATAAATCGTATTCAGCCCATTCAATATCTATTTTAATAAAATTAATAAATGGTTTATTAATAAATTTAAATATTTGTTCAATATCAATATTACCATCTCCAAACCCAACATATTCTTTAATTATAGTAGCATTTTTACCTTCTAAATTATATGATAAACTATCTATATTTCTATCATCACATTCAAT